TGGTGCACCTCTTGTCTCAACTGCTCCAAGTTGATTGACACAAACTACGCGCAGTACGTCGAGTTAGAGCAGTCAAAAACCCGCGTCGAGGCGCTTACCGCTGCGCTGCGGGAGTGCCGTGGGCTGTTCTCTGAGCTACGCGGCGACTGGAGCGACAGGCGAGGCCCGCGCCGCGAGGGATTCAGAATCATCGACGCCGCCCTCGCCACATCCGAGCAAGCCACGGAGGAGTCTAATGACAGTATTTAATAGTAACTTTCTATTTCTAGATAATCCTCATGGTGGAGTAGAGAATTTAGCTGATATGAAGGCTGCTGGATTCGAGGGAGTATTTTGTAATGTCCACTCTTCTTCAGTAGAAGAATGGGAAGCAGTTGTTAGACCTCGTGCTCGCGTACTTAGTATGTTCTGTGGCCCTTGGGCACGCATGGGACCTGACGGCATAAACTTCAATATTTCGATGCTGGACCGTCTAATTACTATAGCAGATAGATGGGAAGCACCTTTGGTTGTGAATGCTGAAGCTGAGCTAAAGAACTCGGCTGCTAGACTTACGGCCATTATAGCAGCTAAACTAGGTAATAGAGACGCTGCTATTATTATGGAGCCTTGGCTATTTAATCCACCTTCTGTAGACTGGAATCCGGTAGCGCATATCCCAATGCTTTTGGAAATCTTTCCAGTTGAGCAGCCTCTTGTATTTCCTCCCGGTAGTAATATAATGAAGCTAGCTACCGCTTGTAAGGTACATGCACATGATATGGGTATAAAATGTGTCTACTTCACGTTTGGAACATACGGACGGCAGGAGCCATCCGACTATAAGTTGCAAGCCCCATATTCATTGTACCTTGGAGATACGATGGCTTCTAACTATTCTCCGTGGTCGCCAACATCTACGGGCTTTAAAGCCTGCCAGGAGGTTCTACCACCAGTGACAGATTCGTGGTATTCCAAGCCCTATAAAAAGGGTACAGCAGTTGGTCCACCTAAGTTGCCAAGAGTTCTCAAGGTTGATACTAACGTAATGTCTGGTGATGACATACTAGCGATGAAGCGTACTGTCTCTCATGCACAGCGTTGGCTACCGTGGGCACCGACACAGTGGGATAAGCGTTACTCCCTACCCTTCGCAATGGGCAAGGGTACGGGGAACGTTGGAGAATCGGGAGTAAAAGGATTCCAACGTCAGGAGGGACTCCCACAAACGGGGATTATCGACGATGCTACGTACCAACGTATGCGTCGTGCGTTGATCCCTGTAGGTCCTAGAGAGGGTTCTCCCATCCTCGACAGCATTTCAATTGGACTCATCAATGCTGCGATTAAAGAGTTGAGTCCCGAAGGAAAGCTAGTTAAGATTCGTGCAACTATCTCTGACTTTTGTGAACGTGCAGAGGTTTCGGAGAATCTTTGGCACTATACGCAGAACCGACCCTATACAGGGCTAGGCATAGCACCTGAGCGTAACCATGAGAACGATTGTAGTTCTTATGTTATCCTCGCATATTGGTGGGCACGTCAGATTACGGGTCTTATGATCCCTGATCCTTCTGGCTATCGCTACTCTGGTTATGGAAATACCTGGGATGATCTTGACGGGCACCCAAGAGTTACTACTGGCAACTACCTTGTCGGAGACTTGGCACATTATGACGGTCACGTTACAATCTGCCGCAAGCCTGGTAATGCAACTACCTCGGTGTGGTCTTCGTTCGGTCAGGAATGGGGGCCGGAAGCATTGCAACTCTATTATCGTGACCTACTCAAAGTTGTTCGTCCGCCACTTTTGCCGTGATACAGATAGTAACTACAGTGGTAGTAGTTCTGCTTACATGGATTGTGGCTTCGATAGTCATGGGCCTGGGTTTTGGTATGACAGGATTTGTTGAATCCCCATACGCAGCGTTAACAGCAGGAGTAGCAATGTTCCTCATCATAGTTCTAGTAGGAGTATTTACATGGAAGCAGTTCTAGCAATAATTATCGTAGTTGTTCTTATAATCACCCTATTTCAATTTGCAGCATGGCTAGCACGACTCTAGTTAGGCGAAAGCATCCTGACGCAGTTTGTGAAGAGTGTCCTCTCTATGATAGACCCTGTGCGCCTTCAGTTATTCCTAGAAATCCAATAGCTGCATTTGTTTCTCGATCCCCTGGATATACAGAGGCAAAGACAGGACTTCCATTCACAGGCCCATCAGGAGATGTTCTTAACTACCTGTTAAAAGAGCAAGGTGTTAAACGAGAGGAGGTACTACTTACTAATGTCATTCTTTGCTCGCCACCGGAAGGAAAAGTCCCCGGAGAAGCAATCAGAGCTTGTGCTCCACGTTTACAGAGAGAACTGGATTCATCCGGTGTCAAGCTCATTATCGCCGCAGGAAGCGAAGCGGTTAATCTCCTTATTGGACGGGGCGCTATCGATAGGCATAGAGGTTATCGACTTCTCCGACCGTTGGGGCGTATATACGTTGCTACCAATAACCCCGCTCTTGTCCTTCGAGATGACTCCACATTCCCTAACCTCAAAAAAGATTTCAGACGAGCTTTCAACCCGATCCCACCACCTATTCTGCCACGAATAGAGGTAATTGAAAATGCCCATGACGCCGGAGATTTCATTGACTCTATCCCCACCGGAAACGTTGCCTGTGATATTGAAAGCCGTGGGGGACTTACTCACAAAGCCCAACTTGTCAGCTTTCAAATTGCAACTGACGGAACAAGTGCCGTTGTACTTGGAGAACGGGAATCTCTATGGACACATTCCACTTTCGTTAGAGATAAACTACGAGTCTTCTTAGAGTCCACCGATCACAATTTCATTTGGCATAACGGAAAGTTCGACGTTAAAATCCTCAGACACACCTATGGAATACAGGCAAGAGTAGATGAGGATACTATGCTAATGTCTTATGCATGTGATGAACGTACAGGACAGACAGATAAACAGCATGGTGGATACCATAAACTTGAGTACCTACTTTCAGAGGAATTCGGGTGGCCTAACTATGAGCCAAAGTCCGTCAAAGATTTCAAGAAGACAGGTATCGTTACTGATTACGACGAGTTTCACACTTACGCCGGGAGGGATGCTGCTGGAACATTACAACTGTTTGAACTTCTCTCTGAACGAATCCGATCTGAAGGAGTTGAACGCCCTTACCGCGAGCTACTCATCGAAGGTTCAGAAGCTTGTATCCAAATTGAACTTGCGGGATTCCACTACGATATAAATGCAGCAGCAGATGTAATGGAGGAAGAAGTCAAGCCTGAGCTAGAGCAGAAGGTTAGACGTATGAGGGCAATTATTGATAACCCTCTCTATAATCCTCGCTCTACGAAGCAGACTTCAATCCTCTTCTATGATACATGGAAGCTGAAGCACGAGATGAGGGCGCGGCCTGATAAAAACCGTTCCACAGACGATAGTGCGCTGAATGAGATCCTGGCTGGACGTTTTACGAATCCTCGCGCTATTACTAAAGGCGACGAGGAATATGCAACTGTGATAAAGTTTGCTAAGGAACTCAAGAGGTTCAGAGAACTTTCAAAGCAAGCAGATACTTATATAACCGGATTGATAGAAAGGGCATTGGATGATCCTGACGGTAAAATCTATACGGATCTCCTCCTTCACGGAACGACAAGTGGGCGTTTGTCATCGAGGAATCCGAATCTTCAGAACATTACAAGGACTAAACCAGGGCTTCCCGATATTAGAAAGCTCTTTTTGCCATCCAAAGGGAGAGTTATCGTTCAGGCTGACTATTCCCAGGCGGAACTTCGTTGTATTGCTCAGTTCTCAGGAGATAGAGAACTCAATAGGATTTATCGAGAAGACCTTGACCTTCATTCTGTTGCGGCATCACGCTTCTACGGAGAAGACTTTACTTCAGAGCAACGGAGCCGCGCAAAGAATATGAATTTCGGCGTAGCCTATGGTCAGGGTGCGGCTACATTCCAAGAGAAGCATGAGATACCTCAGAGAGAAGCA